CGCTTACCACCTCACTGCGTAAGACTGCTAGCAAGTTGATAGCAAAGTTTGGCGGAGAGGTTACATTCCGCCGGGTTACGACTGCCGCTTATAACACTGCTACAGGTGCTGCAACGCCAAGCGTTACCTCCACAACGATACGAGGCATACTTGAAGCTGTCTCAGAGCGCGAGGCCAATGACTTGATCAAAGGCACTGATAAAAAGCTAACGATAGCTGCTGCTGATTTAGCTTTTGAGCCAGCAGTCTCTGATCAAGTAACTGTCAGCAGCAGAGTCATGCAAATTATTATTGTCAATAAAATTGAGCAAGATAATACGGCGATTGTATTTGAAATCTTCCTGAGAGAATAATCATGGCACGTCAAATTAAATTGGACCAAATTGACGACTATGCAAGAGAACAGCTTGAGCTGTTGATTAGAACTGCAACATTAGAAGCTGAAAAACGTCTTAAAAATAGAACCCCTGTTGATACAGGACGCCTTAAGGCAAACTGGCAAATAACACAAGAGCCCTTAAGAGGTTCTGTTTTCAATAATCTTCCTTATGCCGCACCTGTTATTGCGGGTACAAACCTCCCACCATCCTGGCAGGGAGTGCAACGCACGGAACCATTTCTTGATATAGTCGCAAAAGATATACAAACTTATGTTGAACGAGAGGCTGGAAGAATAGGGAGAAGCTCATGACTCTAAACGCAATCCGATCGCACATTGAAACTCGCATTGCAACAGAGTTTGCCTTAGCGCCTGTTTTACAGGTGGCTTACCAGAATGTTCCCTTTACCCCGCCTAATAATGCCAGCTGGATTCAGTCCCAAATTATTTGGGGCGATTCTGCATATCTGACAATTTTGACAACTAGCAGTCGCGGTACTGGCGCCGGCTTTGATCGGCGGAACGGAGTGTTGCTTTTTAATATTTTTACGCCAAGGGGGCAGGGTCCAGGCGCAGGTTTCACCATTGCTCAGCGCTGCATTGACCTTTTTTCACGTTTGCAGCTTGAAAATATTATTTTTGACCCCGCAAATGGTCCGCGTACCTCCGAACCCGCTGCGCCAGAAGGGTTTTACCAAGCGCAAGTCTCCATCAGTTTTGAAGCTTACGAACAGAGCTAGAATCTAAAAAGCCACCCACCGTTCACAACATGGCTGTCACTGTTTTGTCCGGTACGTCCGGCGCCCTCTACTACAAACCCGCTGGAACCATCGGAACTTTCGGTGAGACCAACGTCAACATTGCAACAGACACAATCACTGTTGAAACATTCCTTAATTTTAAAGTTGGGGATCCAGTCAAGTTTAGTATCATCAACAGTCAAACAGGAGCAGCTGGCTCCGGCACTTTGCCCGGTGGCCTGACTGCTGGCACCACATTCTTTGTGATTGCCTACACGGCTAGCACAGGCGCCTTGCAAGTTTCTGCCACCGCTGGCGGTGCTGCAGTCAACATCACGGACGATGGTACGGCAGTTGCGCCAAATGAATTTCAAGTGTTTTATGCTGACTTTAGCGCCGTTGGGCAAGTTCAATCTTGGTCGTTTGAAATTGAACGGGCTGAGATTGAAGTGACAACCATCGGGCAAACCGTTGGTCAATATGCACCATTCCGGGCATATATCCCAGGGTTTGCCGATGGCGAAGGCACCGCAACAATCTATGTTACGAACGAAGACAGTGCCCTTTCCAACCGGATGGTGGAAGACGTGCTGCAACGTCAACAAGTTGGTTGTGCCTTCAAGCTCTATACCGACAAACAGAGCACAGAAGTTCTTAGCCGTTCAATCTCAATGGACGCCGTGCTGCTAAGCGCAAGTCTAGAGATCAACCCTGATGATGCTCAGCAGATTGAAATCAGCTTCCGTCCTGCTGGCGCGCCCTCGTTCGACTTTAGTTCCACCACCTAATAATCCATAGTAAGATACATGCCCCTGGCTTGCGCCGGGGGCTTTTTATGCTTAAAGTATCAACATCCAATCCATTTTTTCTATGCCACCTGTCAACCAAAGCATCCGCGCACTTGATCGCCTAAAGAAAGCCGCAAACCTTCTGCCCGTTAAGAAAGTCGTGATGCTATCAGACGGGACTGAATTTGAGTTTTACTGCACCCCGCTTACGATGGCAGAGCGTGAGCGAGCGCAAAAAAATGCAGGCAGTGAAGAGGCTACTGCGTTTGCAATGCAACTGCTAGTAGAAAAAGCAAAAGACGAAAACGGGCAACCCTTATTCAGGTCTGGTGAAATTGCTGAGCTTAAAAACGAAGTGCGTGATGCAGACTTGCAATCTTTGATGCTGGCTGTAATCACAAAAGACAATGACGTAACGGAGGAGCAAGCAAAAAACTAATCAACGAGATCAAGCGCGATATGCTGCTATTGCTGATGGCACGATTAGCACGCGATCTCGGCTATACGCTTTTAGAGCTTTCACAGCGGATTACTGAAGAAGAATTGCACATTTGGTCAGCTATCTACGTGTATGAATATGAAGAACAGGAAAAGGCAATGAAAAAAGCGCAGCGACGCTAGACTGCATTCAAAGTTGAGCATCTACCGTGGCTGGTGCTGTCGCTAATGTAGCAGTCAATGTTGAGGTTGCTGGCGCCGTCAACGAACTCAACAAAGTTGATCGGGCTGCATCTGGATTAAGTAAATCCTTTCTCAGCTTAAATAATGTTATAGCTGGGCTTGGTATAGGATTGGTCGCAAAAAGCATTGCTGATGTCGGGCAAAAATCAGAGCAGTCAAAGAATCAACTAAAGGCACTTACTGCTCAATATGGTGAGTTAGGCGTTGCAACTCAATCTGTTGATCGCATTCAAAAAACACTTGGTATCAGCACTGTAGACGCTCGGCAAGGTTTCTCGCAGCTATTCGCTGCTTTGCGGGGAACTGGTGTAAGTGTCAAACAACTTGAGGTTTTGTTTGTTGGCTTGACTAATGCCGCAAGGTTGTCAGGTGCAGGGGCGGCAGAAGCCCAAGGTGCACTCTTGCAATTAAAACAAGCCTTTGCGAGTGGCACTCTAAATGGCGATGAACTAAGAAGCGTGCTTGAAGCTATGCCTGCGTTCACGCAGCAGCTTGCTAAAGAAACAGATCGACTAGGTATGACAACGAATGCTACTGCAGCCGACATCAAAAGGCTGGGCAGTGAAGGCAAAATTACATCGACAATCTTATTTGATGCGGCACGAAAATTTGCGACAGCAGCTGCCCCACAACTAACTACAGCGGAACAACTTCAAATCGCGTTTACGAATCTAAAAGAGGTGATAGCCGAAACATTTGGTCCCGTAATTTTGCCTGGAGTTAAGGCACTAAGTGCAGCGTTGACTACGGTTGGAAGTTTTTTCAAACAAAACGAACAGACAATACGTGCCGTAGCAAATGTTGTAGTTGGACTGTTTAAGGCTTTAGGCCCAGGTGTTGTAGCTATTTTTGCGGCTGTCAAAGCGTTTCAGGCTATGCAGGCTGCAATTAAAGGGGCTGCGGTAGCAAAAGCGTTTCTTATTGCTTTGACAACGGGTCCGGCAGGCTTGCTCCAAATTACTGCCGCAGCGGGTGTTGCTACTGCAGCCTATTTTGCATTTGATGGTGCGCTAAAAGGTACTAATGCTGAATTAGAAAAACAACAAACAGATACAGCTAAAGCAAAGACTGAATTTGCCAACATGGCGCAAACTGTTCAAGGGCTGCCAACAAAATTAAATGCAGCTGCAATAGCTAATAAAGCATTTACCAATGACGCAGTAAAAGCTTTGCAAACGCTAAAAGAACAAGGCAGAACCATACAGTCAAACATACAAGCATTAGACCGTGGGGCTACTATCACCGCCAAACGGTATGAACTGCAGCGAGCTTCAAATGAGCTGCAGGCAGCCGAACTTGAAAGAGCTTATAGTCTGGCAACTACCGCTGAACAGAAGTTCGCTATTTCAAGACAAATCTTTGAAAACCAAATCAACGCTGCCAAAATTGAATATAATCAAGCACTTGAAAATATAAAACTTGAAGAACGTAAGCTTGAGCTGCGGTTAGAAGCAGAGCAGATTAAGTTACGGGAAATAGAAGCTGAAACAAAGCTGCAACTGTTAAAAGCACAAGAAATAAAAGATGAGAGAGAACGGACCTCAAGGATGCAGGAAATCAAAGATGCAGGAAAAGAAGCGATGCAGTCGCAACAGAGTGTTGTCGAAGAGGTCAAAAGTCTACTAGGTACACAAAGAGAACTTAGCAGGCTGGAAATAGAGATAGCAGAATTAAAACTTAGAACCGCCGAGGTTGTAGCACGGCAGGCTTTGGAACAAAGAGAAATCAGCATAGAAACCGAAAGGAGCAGGCAAAAGGCTGAAGAACAAGCTCAGGCAATACAACAAAGTACGCAAAATGCACAGAGCTTAGCTAATCAGTACAGCAGTGTTACGCAACAAATAGATGGAGCTGTATCGGCACAACTGCGTCTTAATGCTGCACAGGCAGCAGGGGCTGGCGGCAGTACGCCGCGATATGCAGCAAGTGGCGCATATTGGCAAGGCGGCTTTAGGGCTTTTGCTGATGGTGGTGTAGTTACCAAGCCGACGCTTGGCATGATTGGCGAG